TATAACATAACCCCCATTGCAACGTCCACGACCCACAACAACACACTGTCGACAACCGCCGGTTCAACCAAGGTAACAGCCCACGTTGCTGGACACGGTCTTTCAAATCAATCTCTAATTGAGATAGTCTCGGCGGCTACGACCATCGGTGGCAACATTGTCATAAATCCAGTCTCCTCGGTAACTGCAACCTTTCAAGTCAGTGTTGTCAACGCTAACACTTTGGAATTCGATGTAGGTGTAACCGCTATAGCCACGTCGGTATCTACCGGCGGACACATCCACATAAACCTGAATTACACTGCCGGACGCATTTCGGACGAAGCCCAAAGCGGCTGGGGCACCGGAGCGTGGGGCGGCAATTTCGGCTGGGGTACTCCTTTCGGTGCGGTGACTTTGCCCATACGCTTGTGGTCAGCAGACTTGTGGGGCACTGACATTATGACGGTGCCGTCGGGTGGGCCGCTTATGCTTTGGAGTACGGGTAGCAATATCACCGACCGTGCAACCATCGTCACCGCAGCTCCATCGACTAGCCAGATTGTCCGCGTGGCTTCCGAAGCCCGACATGTAGTTTTGTACGGAACCCATGACGTTAGCGGCGTATATAGTCCATTGCTGATTCGTTGGTGCTCACAGGAAGACCCAACTGATTGGACGCCCACAGCCCTCAACACTGCTGGTGATTATCCGCTCCCCAGCCGAGGCTCTGAAATTAGGGCAGTCAACCGAGTTCGTGACAAGACAGCTATTCTAACCGACGCGGATTTATACATCCAGTCCTACATCGGCAGCAACGACGTGTTCGGATTTGTTGCGGCGGGCGAACAATGTGGTGTGATCTCTCGCAATGCAGCCATCGAATATCGGGGCATCTTGTATTGGATGTCTAACAACGGGCAATTCTATCAGCACGACGGGCGCACGAGTCCACTGAGTTGCTCGGTCCTGCGTCACGTCTATGACAACTTGGATAGCAAATATATAAACAAAATCTACGCGGGCGTCAACTCCACGTTTGATGAGATTATTTGGCACTATCCATCAGTTGATTCGCCCAACGGCGAAAATGACAACTACGTAATATACAACGTATCAGAACAGCATTGGACTATCGGCGCGTTAGATCGGACGGTCTGGGAAGATAGCAGCACTTTCAGTTATCCGTTGGCTTTAGGTTCGGATTCTGCTGACCTATATTACCATGAGTTTGGATATTCGGCAGATGGGCAGCCCCTTACAGCACATCTGGAAGGTGCCTTCTTTGATAGCGAGGACGGCAATTCTATTATGTTTGCCAACAAGTTCACGCCCGACTTCAGCAACCTTTCTGACAATGATCCCTACGTCGGCAACCTAAACATCAGCTTCAGTTCACGCAAGTATGTCGGAGGTCCGGTTATTACCAAAGGTCCCTTCGTAGTTTCTGCTTCGACCCAGCGCCTATCCCCGCGCCTACGTGGCCGCGAATTTGCTATCCGCATCGAGTCTTCGACAGTAGCCCCCGAACCTTGGCGCATGGGCAAACTCCGTATGGCCATCGGCCCGGACGGCTTACGATGACCCGCCGCAACTCTTCGCGCAGCTTGCCGGGGGCGCCCGACCATTGGGACGCTTCGACCCGCGAAGTTTGGAATCTTCTTACCGCGGTCCTCGAACAGAGCGATCTCTTTGACCGGGGCCGTCGCACAAGGCCGCAGTTTCTAATCCAAGGCACCGTCAGTGCCCCAGTTACTTTGGATATGACAGCTCCGTCCGTAACTGCTTTGACTCACGTAGTAGGTAAGCTGCTCCAAGCTCTAGGCTCCAGCAACTTCGTCGATGTCCGTTAGGCTTTATTTTCAGCCTGTTATGTGCTATAATCTCAGTCGGAAGGTTTCCTGATGTCAGACTCCTATTACTCTATGTACGGCGACCCCAGGCGAGACGACGAAGGCGTCCTGTCGGACATGCTCCCGTATGTCGCGAAGCCTTCTCAAAGTCCTTCGTCTGCCGTCATCCCTCGTATGGCTTTGGGCCAGAACCCACCTGTCTATTCACAAACGCAGATGGCTCCATCAGCTCCGGCTCCGCAGCAGCAGCAGCAGCAATCCTCCGGCGACACGGGTGGGCTTAGCAGCCTACTCGGTAGCCTTGGCGGTATGGGTGGCGGCATGGGTGGTGGTATGGGCGGTGGTGGCTTTGGAGGCTTCGGTGGCGATTCGGCTTCTTCCGGTGGCGACGTTAGTGGCTATGGTAGCACACCTATCATTAGCAACAAAGATAGCGGTAGCGTCTTTGACAGCGCAGGCAATATCCTTTCAGATGGGGGCGACACTTCCGATTGGGCCGACGTAGGCTACACAGCGGCAAAATTATATTTTGGCTTTGCCGATGGTGGCTACGTAGATCAGCCAGAAGCTTTCGCGCGGGGTGGCCTCGTGCCCCTGGCCGGTGGCGGCAAGATTGCTATCGGCCCCGGCGGTGGGCTTGATGACTTAATTCCTACGACCATTGGTGGGCGCCGAGCAGCCGCGCTCTCGGATGGCGAATTCGTATTCCCAGCCGATGTAGTTTCGATGATGGGCGTTGGCTCTTCAAATGCCGGTGCCCGGAGACTCTACGATCTTGTGAAGCAGATTCGCGGAGCCAAGACCGGCACTTCTGAGCAAGCCGGGCCGCTTCCCGTTGGCGAAATCCTCAAGCGGACGCTGGGCTAACGGGCATGTTTAAAAACATTTTCAAAGGCGTTGGTAGTATCCTTGGCGGTGGTAAGCAAAACACCGCTACTACTACCAACACTGCTTCGACACCGGTTCTTCCGGCGAATGTATTAGGTGCCCAAGGCGACCTTATTGAGAGGACCCGCGCTTTTGCAGCAACTCCCTATGAGCAATACACAGGTGCTCGGGTTGCAGGCTTCACACCAGATCAACTTGCCGGTATGCAAACTGCCCGCGACGTGGCAGCCTCGGGTGGTCAGCTCGCCCAACTAACCCCAGACTTAGTTCGCCGCGGCGTGGCAGCGACCGAAAGCATGGCCACGCGCCTGCCCGACACTGACATCGAAGCCTATATGAACCCGTATGTCGAAGGCGTCCTTGACCCGATGCTCCGCGACATTGCAGATAGGTCGGCGGCTGAGCGGCTGCGTCTGGGCCAACGCTCAGCAACTACCGGTTCTTTCGGCGGCTCACGTCAAGCCATCGCCGAAGGCGAACTAGAGCGTGGCACCCAGCGCACCATGGCCGAAGAATCTGCCAAGCAAAGATCAGCCGCATATATGTCGGCTCTAGATCAGTTCCGTAAAGATCAGGCAGCTATTCCGGGCCTCTACGCCGCTGCCCTGGGGCAACTCGGTGCAGGCCAAGAACAAATCGGACGCCGCCTTACGGGCGAGGTTGCCCCGCTCCTTCAAGTCGGCGGTATGCAACAAAGTCTCGACCAAGCTAATCTCGACGTGGCTCGCCGTGACTTCGAAGAGAAGCGTGATTATCCGCTGCGGGGCATCGAAGTTCTTCGTAGCGCGCTTAGCCTATCACCAGAATCTCTGGGCATTGGTAGCACCGGCACCACGACTCGACAGGTTTCGGCCCCTGGCGCTAACTTGCTAGCCCAGATCACCGGCACTGCGCTTAATATTCCTAAGTTCATTGACGTGGGCAAGGATATTGGGAGTCTCTTTGGCGGCCCTACGAATCCCGTACCGGCTGGTACGTCACCGGCTGAAGCAGAACGTATCAGAGCAATTCGCGGAATTACAAGCGGAAATACAAACTAATGGAACCGACACAAGAATCTGCTCCGTCCTCTACGGCCCTGCTAGACGCGCTGCGTAAGAGGATCATGCCGGAAGCAAACGCTGGAGCAGCCCAGCGCCTCTCCGACATTGGCATCGGTATGTTGGCTTCGGGCAGTCCGGATTTCTTCACCGCTCTCGGCAAGGGTCTTCAGGCAGGCAACAGCGCCGAGACTAGCCGAATCCAGATGTTGCGTCAAGCCGCCGAGACAGAAGAACAATCAGCAGCCCGTAAAGCCCAGCTTGAGCTTGAACGTGCGAAGCAGGCTTACGAGCAAGACCCCACTAATCCACGCACCCGTGCTATGCTTATGCAAGCCGAGGCGTCTATGATTTCCGCTGGTGCTGCCGTTGCCCGTGCAGGCCGCGAAAACCAAGGTGTCTTTGTGCCCCTCGGAACCCGTATTGAGAATGGCGTATCAGGTGTCGTCAGCCAGAACAATGTCACCGGCCAGACCCGCTTCGAGCCCAACGTAACTCCCAATTCTCTTGGGTCTTTCCTGGCTCGCCAAGAGGGCCAACAGGAGCGCGACTGGCTGAATCTTCGCGCGCAGGCTCGTCAAGAACTTAGCCGTGATACTATGTTCTCTATGCAGCCAGCAGACGAACAAGAAAGGCAAATCAGCCAACGGGCAGAAAGGCTCCGGACTCAGCGTGGAACTGATCTAGGTCGCGCTCCGGGCGCTGTTGCTCCAGCAGCCCAGCCGACCACGCGCCTTAACTTGACTGGGCCGCTGCCGCCGCGTCAGCCGACCGCGCAGACTGAGTAAGAATGCCTCTCTACAGTATACCGCTTCCCAATGGCACTGTCGTAGAAGTAGAAGCCCCAGACGACACCCCCGAGACTGCGATGCGGGCACAAGCCCGCGCACGTCAATACTTCCGCGAAACGTATCCGGAAGAATTCGAAACGTGGCGGCAGCGTCAGGTAGGCATCGGCAAGTCCGCAAGCGCAGGAACTTCCAGTGCAATCGACCAAGCTCAGGCCCAGCTCTATGGTACAGCCGAAGCTCTCGGCGGTGTAGTCAACTCGCCGGGCTTGTCCGATTGGGGGCGCCAAGGCCGCATCCGCAACGAGCGCGAAGCCGAAGCCGCGTTTCCGTCAGACCTCCGTACCGGCATTCTCGACGTAACAGGTCCGGCGAGTTTTGGTCGTGCAGCTACCGAACTAGTAACGGGGTCGCTTCCGCAGACTGGCACGGCTATCGCGGGGGCCTTGGGTGGTGCTCGCTTGGGCGCTCCGTTCGGTCCCGTCGGTATGGCTGTCGGGGCTCTAGGCGGGGCGGCAGCTTCTCAATTTCCGTTCTTCGCTGGCAGCAACGTCCAACGCCAAACCCAGGTCGAAGCCGAGCAGCGTGGCGTTCCGGCAGAAGAGGGACGCCTGACTTCGCCGGGCGCGGCATTGCTGACAGCAGTTCCCCAATCTCTGGTCAGCGGGGCTGTCGATGCAGCTACTGCGGGTGCTGCCGGTCTGTTTCGTCGTGCAGGCACCCAAGCCGTGGAATCTGCCGGAGCTTCTCTGGGCCAACGGGTACTTCGGACTGGTGCTGTAGGCGCTGGCACCAACGCCATCGGCGAACCAATCGAGCAGGGCCTTGAGCGATTACAAGCTGGGCTAC